GGGCCGGTTGGCTCTGGCAAGTCATACGCCTGCGCTGCCGAGATAATGATGCGCGCCGTGCGTCAGAAGCCGTCCCCCATCGACGGAATCCGGTACACCCGCTGGGCGATTGTGCGAAACAGCTATCCCATGCTGCGTACCACCACACTCAAGACCTGGATTGACCTCTTCCCGGAGGCTACATTCGGGCCGATTCACTACACGCCGCCCATTACCCACCATATTCGCCTGCCAGCCAGGGGCGATGCAGCCGGAATTGACTGCGAAGTCATCTTCCTGGCGCTGGACCAGCCCAAAGATGTCCGAAAGCTGCTGTCTTTGGAGTTGACCGGCGCCTGGGTGAACGAGGCGCGGGAGTTGCCCAAGGCGGTGATCGATGGTTTGACCCACCGCGTTGGCCGCTACCCTACCAAGCGGGACGGCGGCGCGACCTGGTCCGGTATCTGGATGGATACCAACCCGATGGATGACGATCACTGGTGGTTCAAGCTGGCTGAGAGAGAAAAGCTGACCGGCCCCTATGCCTGGAAGTTCTTTCGTCAGCCGGGTGGCGTGATCCCGGTCAAGTCCGACGATCTGCCGGAGATGCCAGAGGCCAATGACCATGTCTTCGCTTCCGGTAAGTGGTGGAAGGTCAATCCCAAGGCCGAGAATCTGAACAATCTGCCGGGTGGCTACTACTTGCAGATGATGGGTGGCAAGAACCTGGACTGGATCATGTGCTATGCCGGGGGCGAGTACACCTATGTCCAGGAAGGCAGACCTGTCTGGCCGGAGTACGAGGACAACAGCATGTCCGGGGATGTTGAGCCGGAGCAGGGAATCCCCATCCAGATCGGGCTGGACTTTGGACTGACACCTGCGGCCACCATAGGGCAGCGGCTACCCAACGGACGCTGGATTGTGCTGCATGAGATAGTCACCTTTGACATGGGACTGGAGCGCTTCGGCCAGCAGCTGCTGGCCGAGATGAACCAGCGCTTCCCAGGGTTTGAACTGATGATCTGGGGCGATCCGGCAGGTATGGCAAGGGACGCAATTTACGAGGTGACGGCCTTTGATCACTTGCGAACCCTGGGTCTCAAGGCGCAGCCCACTGCCAGCAACGATTTCAAGGTGCGCCGGGAGGCTGCGGCGGCTCCCATGCAGCGGCTGATCAGCGGAAAGCCTGGGCTGATCATCAACAAATCGTGCAAGCTGCTTCGCAAGTCTCTGTCTGGCGGCTACCACTTCAAGCGCATCGCGGTTGGCGCCGGTCAAGAGCGGTTCAAAGACGCGCCAAACAAGAACGAGCATTCCCACATTGGCGATTCCTTTGGCTACCTGATGCTGGGTGGCGGCGAGTACAACCGGATGGTCAGGAAGCCAAGCTACAACACGCCTGCCCTTGGCAGCGCAGTTGCGAAAACGGACTTCGATGTCTTTGCTGCCGGTTGACCTCATAAACCGAGAAGCGGTATATCACCCAGGGGTAGTCTTCCTCCCGTTCCACATGGAACACCTGGACAAAGTCAAGGATTCCAACCCGGAAATCCTGTCTCTGTCCAAGGGCGTAAACATGCGAACCATGATCCAGGCTCAGTCAGAGATGGGGGTTGCGCTGACCGCGTTCCTATACGGAACCCCGGTGGCAATCCTGGGTTGCGTTATGTGCTGGGAGGGTGTCGGAGAAATGTGGATGCTCATTGATCAGAAGGCACGGAGCATCCCCGTTGCCATGACCAAAAGCGCTCTGAGAATGTGCGATATCTTTGAGATATACCTGCGCTTGCACCGATTACAAATTACTGTTAGAAAGCAAGACAGACGGGCTGTGCGTTGGGCGCAAAGACTCGGTTTCAATACCGAGGGACTCATGCTCAAGTACGGGCCTGACCAATCGGATTTTTACTTGATGGCGAGGTAATCATGGGCAATGTAGTCAGTTCACTCTTTGGCGGTGGAGAAAAGAAACAAGACAACAGCGCGTTTGAAGCAACGCAGCGACAACTAGAAGAGCAAAAAGTTGAAACTGAGCGCATGCGCGTTCAAAACGAAGAGCAGCGTCGAGAAGAGGCTGAGAAACTTGCGGCGCGCCGTAGCGCTCGACTGCGTGGTGGCTCTCGCATGCTGCTGTCTGAGGCGCGTCTGACACCTGAGACAGGTTTGCAGCAGACGCTTGGTTCCAGTGAAATGAAATAGTAGAGGCCATCATGGACCACAAAGACAAGATGCAGGCCAAGGTCAAGAAAGTCATGCGCGAATACAAGGCTGGCAAGCTGAAGTCATCCAGCGGTGACAAAGTAACGGGGCAAAAACAGGCGGTGGCTATTGCTATGTCAGAAGCTGGCATGGCAAAGAAGGGTAAGTAATGGCTACGCGCCCACTGATTGAGAGCGAAATGGAGGACGAGGAATACTCTTGTCCGTTGGCTACCCGCGACATCATAGTCAATCTCAAGAACAGGAACTGGGCGTTTGAGAATGTCGGTTACGGCCCAGCCAATCCGCTGGATGAAAAGAACAATGAGGTCTTCTGGCTACGAAAGGCGGTGATCTGGAATACGAGCGAGGCTGAAGCCAAGGGCATGCGCTGCGGTAATTGTTCTGCATTCATTGTAACCAGCCAGATGATGGATTGCATCACGCAGGGCATCGAAGCAAAGAACCCAGCAGAAGAGTCAGGCTATGACGAGGATGTCATTGAGTCTGCTGGCCTTGGCTTTTGCGAGTTGTTCCACTTCAAGTGTTCTGATACGCGCACCTGTGATGCGTGGCTTGTTGGTGGTCCGATCTCTGATGAGAAGGAAGAGGACTGATGGCAATTCTGTATGTTGAGCGCGAATCGCAGCCGCAAAAGGCTCAGTTTGTAGCGCTGACACAGAAGGACAAGGACGGCAATCAAATGATTGCTGGGTCTGACAACGGGCTGATTATGGTTGATACCAACCATCATCGCTTGCATGAAGGTAGGGCGTTCATTGCGTGGAATGTTTATCCACGATCTGCAAAGCTTGCGTCTGGATCAAGTGCTGACATTGTGATTGCTGCTGGGCCTGGGACAATTGCTCATGTCAGTATTTCTATGGAATCAAGTGGAGATTGCGATTTCTTTGTCTATGAAGGAACCAGCACCACTGGCGGCACAGCGTTTACGCCTATCCGTAGGAATAGGAACATAGCAGCGACAAGTAATGTCGCAATGGTGAATGATCCAACGGTGGTTTCAACTGGAAACCTGATCAACAGACAGTTTGTTACTGGCGGCACTGGCAAGAAAGCATCTGGTGGAACGGCAGGCAGTTTGGAGTATGTGCTTGCGCCACTTACCAATTACATGTTCAGACTGACTAATGCCGACACTTCATCGCATACAGCGTTGATTGAACTGGAGTGGTACGAGTAATGGAAAAAAAGCAGATTTGGGATAAGGATAGGCCCAAGGGTTTGGGCAAGCCAAAAGAGTTGACCCCTATGGAAAAACGCTCTGCTATGCGAAGGGCGCAAAAGGCTGGACGGCCATACCCTAACTTGATTGACAACATCATGTCGGCGCAGGGAAAGAAGTGAGCAAGTACAAAGACCCAGAGGGCGGGTTGACCGAGGCCGGAAGACGCAAGTTTGAGCGCTCTGGTGAGAGCAAGAACCTTCAGCCTGGTGTCAAGGAGTCAAGCCCGACAGGACAGAAAGCAAGGCGCAAGGGATCATTCCTGGCTAGGTTTTATACAAACCTAAGTGGACCTTTGGTAAACGACAAGGGTAAGCCAACGCGATTGGCATTGGCTGCGAATGCGTGGGGTGAGCCAGTGCCTAGAACACAAGAAGCGGCAGCAAGACTTGCTGCAAAGGGACGAAGTTTGCTACGCAAATACCAGAAAGAAAAGAGTTAATCATGGCTGAATCAGAACTGTCACCAGAAGAAGAAAAAGTTTTTTTATCTTGGATAAAAAACACTGGTTGGTACAAAGAATACACAAAAGAATTTGACGAGTCTCCAGACTTAAATACAACTGACTATAATTATCGTGCGGCATGGAAAGCTGGGCTTTATCCACAAAGAGANCCATACGATAAAAATAAATATCATTGGCCGTCATCTACCGAAAGCGGAGATATGCTCAAATCGGAAGATCATCCTACTGCATGGAAAGAACATTACATGCGTAGTACAGGAAAAAATCCAGATGCAGTTGGCATTACAAAACAAGATTTTGAAAAAATGAAAAAAAACAATCGCCTTAACAATAGGCCATTGTTAAATGACGCGGAGTCTGAATAATGGCTGAATTGAAACTATCGCCGGAAGACTTGATCAAGCGGCATGACATTGCCATGCGGAAGAAGGACGATTTCCGCGACCTCTATGATGAAGCGTATGAGTTTGCCTTGCCGCAGCGCAATCTGTATGACGGCTACTGGGAAGGCAAGGTTGGTGGCAGCAAGAAGATGGCGCGAGTGTTTGACTCGACGGCAATCAACTCTACGCAGCGCTTTGCCAACCGACTTCAATCTGGAATCTTCCCGCCGCAGCGCTCATGGTGCAGGCTGGAGCCTGGTCCTGATATTCCCAATGACCGGCGCAACGAAGCGCAAGCTGCGCTGGATGTCTACACAGACAAACTGTTCGCAACGCTGAAGCAGTCTAACTTCGACATTGCTATGGGCGAGTTCTTGCTCGACTTGGCTGTCGGAACGGCAGTGATGATTGTGCAGCCTGGTGATGATGTCAGTCCGATCAACTTTGTACCTGTGCCGCAATACCTTGTGTCTTTTGAAGAGGGCGCGAACGGTCAGGTTGACAATGTTTATCGGCGTATGCGAATCAAAGGTGAGTCAATTCAGCAGCAGTGGAAGGACGCAAAGATCGATCCTGAGTTGCAAAAGAAGATTGATGACAAGCCGACAGATGATGTTGAACTGATCGAGGCCACGGTCTTCGATTACAAGTCAGGCAAGTATGGCTACCATGTCATCCACAAAGAAAGCAAGACCGAGGTTGTTTACCGCGTGATGCCGTACAGCCCCTGGGTTGTGGCTCGCTACATGAAAGTGGCCGGTGAAATCTATGGCCGTGGACCGCTGATCACTGCGCTGCCTGATATCAAGACGCTGAACAAGACGCTGGAGTTGCTGCTCAAGAACGCCAGCCTTGCCATTGCCGGTGTCTATACCGCAGCGGATGACGGAGTGTTGAACCCAAACACGGTCAAGATCATCCCCGGTGCAATCATCCCGGTAGCTAGGAACGGTGGCCCACAGGGTGAGGCACTCAAGGCATTGCCGCGTAGTGGTGACTTCAATGTCAGCCAGATCGTGATCAACAACTTGCAGATGTCCATCAAGCGGATACTGCTGGACGAGTCTCTGCCGCCGGACAACATGAGCGCCAGGTCTGCGACTGAGGTAGTCGAGCGTATGAAGGAACTGTCCCAGAATCTGGGTAGCGCCTTTGGCCGACTGATCAACGAGACAATGATCCCGCTGGTGACCAAGACGCTGGAGGTCATGGACTCTCGCGGCCTGGTTGACCTGCC